TCAAACACCTGGTCAAACACACCGGTCGCACCATGGCGATTCTTGACAACATAAAAGTAATAAGGCTCTTCAAACCGAAACGAGGGTCATTTACAGGCAGTTGATTATCATTTATTTTGTCTTGATCTGATTGTCTGCGAGAGAGCATAACAATCACATCGGCATCCTGCTCAATCTGACCAGAATCACGCAAATCAGAAGCATTAGGTTTATCGTCAGGCTTATTATCTACACGCCTATTTAGCTGTGCGAGCGCAACAATCGGAATGCCTAACTCTTTAGCTAAGTTCTTCAAATCTATGCTTATCTGCGAAATCTGTTCATACTTAGGCGCACGAGCATTAGCAGGAGTAATCAGCTGCAAATAATCAACCACAATAACCTTCACAGGTTGCTTCTGCATAACAGCCAAAGCATAAGCCCGCAACTGTGCAACAGTCTGCCCACCACGATCACTGATAATCAACTTACTTTTAGTCGCAGTAATCAGGTCATCAATCTTCTTCACCTGCACAGAAGTCAAAGAATTACGCTCAATCGTATCCAAAGGAATATTTAACTCCCCAGCAACAGCCCTATTCAACAAACTACTCTTATCCATTTCAAGCGAGAAAAACAACACCTCATCAGTGCGAGCAATCTCCCAAGCCAACTGCAAACCCACCACAGTCTTACCAACCCCAGGTCTCGCCCCAAACACATACAAACCACTCGGCTTCAAACCCACAATCAGATTATTTAGGCGAGCAAAACAAGTCTCAATAAAACGCTTAGGATTACGAATCTCAAGCAACATAAGAGTCAAGTCATATCTCAAATCAGGCAACTCAAAAGACTCAACCAACTGCAAACGACTAATCTCAGCCTTCACATACTCAATCTTCCCTGCAACATCCCCACCCTGCTGCATCTCCAAAGCCAACAAAGTTAACTTCCTATCAACACTCGCCTCAACAACACGCGAAACATAGTGCCCAACATGAGAAGGAACAACAGCAAAATCACAGGCAGAAGCAACACGCCTACGAGCCTCAGCATTCAAACGAGCTGTAACAGTAAAAACATCAACAGCGCGACCCTGCCCAGCCAAATCAAGGATTACCCTAAACGCCTCTTCAAACCAAGGCGCATCAAAATCTTCAGGCTTCAAATGAACATGATCCAACACCTTCCCATGAGAGTTGAGAATACTACCGATAACAAGCTCTTCAAAATCAATGTTCATTCTTTGTCCTAAACTCTTCTAAACGCTTCTCAGCAATCTCCACATAATCAGCGCTAATCTCACTACCAACAAACCGCCTACCAGTCATCAAAGCAGCCTTAGCAGTAGTACCAGAACCCATAAAAGGGTCATAAACAACATCACCTTCAACACTCCAAGACAAAACATGATCAATGGCAAGTTGCTCCGGAAAAACTGCAGGATGCTTATATTTATTTCTTCCAACGCTATAAAACCAAATATTGTTTGCAATAGATACTTTTTTTATTGGTTTATCTGTATTGGCTTTAGAAGTATCTTTGTCGCTTGCTTTTTGATAAAACTTACCAATAGATCCACCAACATTTTTGTTTAACTTCAATTTAGGACTAAAACTTTTAGGTTTTCCTTTAGAAAAAATAAACATATATTCAAATTGCTGTTCATACCTGTTATGAGTTAAAGGGATTGGATTGTTTTTAGCATAAATCATAGTGTCATGGAGATTGAAGCCTAAAGACATAAAGTGCAAAGCCTGCCTAAAGCTAGTACCTGTTTCAGATCCATTCTTAGTAGCATCACCAACAATCCAAACGACAACACCACCATCCTTGACAACTCGATAAAGTCCTTCAACAACAGACACAAAATCGAAAGAATATCCGTTGTATGTTCTCAAATCATCGTAAGGCGGAGAAGTAACAACCAAATCAACAAAACCATCAGGCATCCGCCCCATAGTATTCAAACAATTCTCGACACAAATCTTATTTATCATTTATCATCCCCCTCAGTGCTAGGAATATATGCCAAAACATGTTCAATCAACTTCTCGGTGCGAGCATGCTCAATCACAAAAGCCTTATCACGCTCAAAAGCCTTCAACCAATCCCACAACTGCAACTTAGACAAAGCAGGTCGCTTCAACCAAACATACTTCCCAAACACAGAATCAGGATCAGAATCAAAAACAAGAACCCCCTTATCTTGTTTATCTAATTGTTTATATAATGGGCGGAAGTTTTTGTCACTTTCAGCGGAAGTTTCTTGCACTTTCAGCGGAAGTTTTTGTATCTCCAAAGCGGAAGTTTCTTGCACATTTCCCTCAAGAAAACTAATCAAATAACAGTTAGCCTTCCCATGACTATTACCTCGAACCCAAACAAGTTCACCCATCCTAAGCAGCCGATTCAAACCTGACCTCACTGCACGATCACTGACCCCACATAACTCAGCTAAATGCTTTTGACTAGGCCATGAACCCTTACCAATGTTGTATGTCTTAGCGATAGCCAGGAGAATCAACTTATCTGTCTTTACAGCTTGAGACTGACCCCAAACCTTATCCATCTCTTTGTAACCCATTTGTCCTAATCCTTCTTTATGTTATTTGTCTTATTGCCTGCGGTAAAGTAACGGAATGCATAGAGCCTTCCTTCTGCTGACTACTCTTTAGGTTGTCTGTGTAAGTGTCGCTGACTGTTGGCGTTGGAAGCATTACTGTTCTCCCCCCCCCAGATTCAATTTGTAAGCCCTCTAAAAGTATTCTCAAAGCCAATTCAGCTTGCTGAGGAACAACCCCATTACCACAAGCCTTCAACTGATCATTACGCTTCAAACCAATCTCAGGAGCAGTAACCCAACCTTGAGGCAAACCCATCATCCACTCAGTAAACTCAGCAGACAACCTATGTGCATCATCCTTACCATCAGGTTTAGTTGGTGCAGGAGCAGGCCTAGTAAGAGCTTCCCAACGCCTAATAGCAGGCTCAAACTTCCCCCAATTTATTTCCATATCTTTAGCCTGATTACTCAACCAAACTTGTCCAGTTTTACTTTTAGTTTCCGAAGTTTGTTGAGCAGGAGCTTTCAAACCTTCCGAAGCGACAGGGGTCATAAGCAGATTCATCCTTACTGCAACACCTAAACTTGCACCTGGCATACCTTTAGTTTTGCCATCTACAAAATCTTGTCTTCGCTGCAAATAATCTTCAACAGGTTCATCATGATTGCGTATATGACCCAAAGTAGGGGTAGGCAATAAAGAAGCAGTAATACTCGGACTCACCTTCAAACCATTATCGAAAGCAAGTTGAGCCATCTGATCTGCAACCTTCACCATCCTGCCACGCTCAATTGCTTGACTCTCCGAGATAGCTCCACCAGTTCCATCAGTGACACTAGGTGTTCTTAGGGTAGGCAACGATAAAGATTCTGAATCTGTTATGAGGTGCACCTGTGTCGGCAGCTCGTAAACCACACCATCGCGCATCATACCCGAGGTCGGCCAAGTCTCCGAGAACAGCTCCCATCGCTCGAATAGGGTTTCTTCCTGCGATAACATCCAAATCTTCTTGCTCGTATTCCATTCCATTATTGGCTTTTGCACTTAGCAAACCCCTTACATTCTCGATAACTACTAATTTAGGTTGTAACTCTTGTATTGCTCTAGCAAACTCAATCCAAAGTCCGCTTCTAGTTCCTTCTTGCAAACCTGCTCTTTTACCTGCCAGACTCAAATCTTGACAAGGAAAACCACCGGTCAAAATGTCCACTTGCTCAACATTTGTGAAATCAACTGATCTAACATCGTGAAAGTTAGGAACATTAGGAAAGTGATGTTCAAGAATTGCGCTAGGTGCTTTTTCCCATTCACAGTGCCAAACAACTTCAGCATCAATCACATTCATAACCGCCAAATCAAGTCCACCATAGCCCGAAAATAGGCTTCCTATTTTGAGAGTCATTAGTTTGTCCTTGTTCTTCGGTTGTAGTCTTGTGCTTCAGCGAGTGCAAGCAAAGTTTCTAGACTGTTAGCGTAACGCTTATGCACTTGCTTACCTGCAATATGATTCAAATTCACGCAATCAGCATGCCCACAGAGTCTCACACCTGGACGAAATAAGCCTCCAGAAGCATCTAACG